GATAGTTGTATTCATATCAATATCAGGAGATATTTCAGCGATGTATTTTCTGAGTTCTAACGAATCTCTTGATAGAAACTCGTTATCAACAAAATTGTTTATATGTTTTGGTTCAGAATTATCATCAACTGATATAATTGTTTTTTTGAAACGGGTGGTTAGTTCTGCAGATACATTACTATTAACTTTTTTGAGAGCTTTGACCTCTTCGTCAATTAATTTTTCATCACGTCCATTTGGTAACCTAAATTTTATTTTTCTTTTTGAATTTGGTAATTCAAACTCAAACTCGTTTAGACCCTTAGTGAGACTTGAAAAATCTATTTTTTTATTTTCTAATGAGGTAAGGTCTACTTTTTGTTCAACACCACCATACTCAAAGTCATAATCCTTACCATATGCAAGAATTCTACTTGCAACCATAAGTGCATTTTTGTCACCAGTAAGTAAGTCGTCAACCTTTATATCCTTATCTACAATTAATGCTTCCAATAATTTGTCAATAACGACACCTTGTCTGATAAGATTTTCAGATGAAAGAATGTCCTCTTCCTTTGCGGTCATGTATTTTATCTCCACCTTACCGCTTGAAAGGGGATGTCCATTTACATAAAAGTATCCCTTAGATGGTAGGTCTACCACCTCAGTAGGGAATTTGTATTCAGCCATAAATGACTCCTTTGAATTATTTTAAAACCAATTATAATTATAACCTTTTGTACGTTAAAACGAATTTATTTTGATGGCATTAATTTTTCTTTGATTGGTTTTAAAACCGCGTCAAATAGAATGTCATCATACTTAGTTGGTGTAAGTTTTACAATTTTCTCAATTGCGTAGAATGCTACTAAAACATACTCCCAATTTGCTGCTAACCATTCACTCATTTTATACTCCTTAGAATTGTAAGACTGCGTAGTCGTACTTAAGTGTTAATGTTATCTCAGCTGGGTCGGTTGATGCGTAATCCATCTCACCGAAATCAGCCTGTTCAATGTAAGTGCCAACCAATCTCCATTCTTCTACAATGTCACCGACTGGTCCTAATAAATTAAAAGTTACATCCTTTTTATAAAAATCTGAATACCCATCACGACCTGTTACTGATTCATGTCCTAAACGTATCCATTCTAAAACAGCTTGTGCACCACTTGGAACAACAGGGTCATACAAAACGATATCAATCGGTTGCCATTGTGCTTTACCCTTGATGTATCTTTTTACATTAATGTGGTCTAATACAATTTCTTCAAACTGTATTTGAGGTCTGTTCATTGCCTTAATCAAATATGCCGGTATACCATCTATGTACATAATGAACCTATTTTTAGTTTTAGGTTCAAATGGTGTAAACATTATTTCATTGGGTTCTAACGTTGCCATTCATTGTCTCCAAAAAATCTTTTTTCTGATACTCATTAATAAATATCAATAAGAATAATTTTCGTTAAAAAACAAAAAACCCCCACCGAAGTGAGGGTTCTTTTATATATTTCATTATTTTATAAGTTAGACTTACTCAGGAAATGAAGCACCTGTTGATTGAACAACAAAGTCTAAGACTATAAACTCTGCAGTTCTAGTAGGTTGTATAAATATCTGACCTACTAATTGATTTCTATCTACAACATCAGGTGTGTTGTTTGAATCATCCATCACGACTCTAAATGCACTCAATCCACTATTTGATTGAACTGACTCTAAGAAAGGATTAACAATACTTAAGAATCTATTTCTTGTAGCTTGAGTATTCTGTTCAAACACTAAGAATCTTGAAGAAGAAGCGATAAACTTACGAAGTCTAATCAGTAATCTTCTAATGTTGATTCTATCTAGTGCTGATGGTTTAGATTGTAATGTTTTCTGTCCAAAGACAACAACATTCTGATTTGGGAATGAAGCTATTGGATTGATTCTATTTTCATAAAGGTCATCCCTCTCTGCGTGAGTCAACTTTGTTTTTGCCTTTATGACATCACTTAATCCACCTCTATTCAAACCAGCTGGTGCAAACCATTCATGTGCTATGTTATCATTAAAACTATACACACCTGGTAGAACTGTTGATGGTGGAACCCAAACTGGTGCCTCTGTATCCGTGTCAACAACTTGTACCCAAGGATAATATACTGCTGCGTAGTTTGTATCCAAGTTAGTTATAGTATTTTTGACTGTTTCTATAGAGTCACTCCAACCAGCTGCGTCCATAATATAAAACGCATCTGCTCTAGCTTCCATCTTACTGATTGCGTGGTTGGTCACAGTAGAGTGTAATCCGTGAATAACACCTGGTATTGCTAACAAGTTAATATCCACATCATCAGCGTTTGATATTGTGTTTATAGCTCTCTTAAAAGCCACAGAACCACTAGCGGTTGTTGATGAAAGATTGAACCCTTGAGTATTTGAGGTTGTAATATTTGCACCTGTTAAAGCCTCAGTAGCTGGGTTTTGACCATCAAATCCAAACTGAAATGGAACTAAGAATTTTCTTTGTTGTATAGCTGAGTTTGATAGTGTAATCTGTGTCGTTGAATTAGCAAATGTTGATACTCCTAATTCTGACGCGTCATCAGTTCCAAATTGGTCTTCAAGACTCATTGTTACGTTACTACCAGCAGTTGCTGTGTGTGGTATTGGTGCCATATATTGTCTTGACACCTCATCTGAAAAATCAAACCCATAGAAAATATTTTGGTCGTATGTGTTATTAGTATCTAACTGATTTGATTGAGTCACTGCAGTTGGTACAGTAGTTGTGGTTGAAGCTTTAATTGGATTTTTTAACGCTTCGTACCCCATTGGTACAATGCTAGTATCAAATTTAAACTGTCCATCTTTTACAAGATTTTTAAAATCACCAACTCTAATATGTTTACTCACGTTTGGAAATGAACCATATTCGGTCTTTTTACCATTACTATCACACTCAGTATATTGGTCTCCGATTCTTCTTGCAAAGAAATTAGGTGATAATGGGTCTAAAGTAAGATTTGGAAATTCCTCTAAGATGGTATCATCATCAATACCTCTTGGATTATGTACCCTAACTTGAATTGAAAATGTACCAAAACTAGAACCAGCTACGTCTTCTGCTCTTTTTATATCTAATATTGCTAGTTTAAATTTTGAGTTGACATCGGTTCCATGACTTCTTGTATAAACCCTAAATAGGTCTACATTTGAAGATGGGCTACCAATTTTTTGTGAAATAATGTAAGGTGTTCTAGCATATTGATAATCTTTATTACCAGTCCATGTTGTATCCGAAGCATCACCCTCACTATCTAAAGTATTCGTACCAGTTTTAAAGTCGTTACCATCTGAATTCACTACAAGAGAAGCACTCATATTTGATAACTCTACACCTGTTTCACCAACAAAACTAAATGGTCTTGTTTTAAAGTTTTTATATACGTAAACAGATGAGTCACTATTACCTGATTTTTTAGATAAAGGACTATCACTAATTACCTTTGTTAGATAAGTATCTGTGCTACCAGTATCAAATGACAATGAGTAAGTTTCAGCCGTTACATCACTACCACTTACAACAAGTGTAAAACTTGTAGCTGAAGCTGGTGTTAATGTTGATTCACTTAAATCACCAGTACCACTTGAACCAAGTGATGGTGCTAAGAAAGCAATTGATTGTGTAGGATGTCCACCGAGACTAGCTCCATATGAAGAAGCACTTGGTGGAGAAAGTCTTATTTCTAAGGTGTCTACTTTATAACCACCAATTCCTAAAACTCTTACTATTGTAACAACTCCTGCACTTTTGAGATATGCTTGTGCAGTATATGGTGTGTAAAATCTTCTATCCAATGAGCCGAATACTTCTTCAAACTCTTGGAAACTTGTTATTTGTGTTGGTGTGAATGCTGGCCCTTTTTGGGTTGGCCCAATTATTGCTGCACCAATTTCACTTATTCCTTGTGGTAAAAACGAAAGGTCTTGTTCTCTCGTAAATACACCTGGCGATACAATTCTCTCGGCCATGGAAATCTCCTAATTAGTTGGTATTGATAAATAAATGTCTACAATAAATATCTATATATATTGTAAAAACTACTTTTCAACCTATTTTTTTTTTATTTTGTTGGTGTAAATACGCCAGTTTCAGGGTCTAATTGACCTGGCCCATACTTTTCATTCAAAACCTTTACAAATTCACGTTCTTGTTCTTGTACAACGACATACTGTTTTTCAACATCTAATGTTTGTTGTTGTATAGCATCTAATTGTTGTTCTGCTAATAACTTCTGTACGTGTAATTGACCTAATTGAACTTGTTTTTCTGAATAACTTGTTTGTAACTCTTTGAGTTTGTTAATCTCATCTTCTGAAAATTTAATTGGTTCAGACATCATCCCTCCGATGGAATAAATACACCACGTTGTAGGTCTACTGACCCTCTACCATATTTAGTATTTATCTTTTGTGTAATTTCTTTTTCTTTACTGAGATTTGCAGCCAACTGTTCTTTTAACATTGACTCTTCGTCTTCAAGTTGAATTTTTCTGATTGACAAACTACCAAAAGCTTGATTTAACGCCTGATTAGTTTGTATAAGTTCTTGTAATTGTTCTTTTTCACTCTCTGAAAGAGGTGTTTCATTACTAACTTGTTCTTCTACAACTTGTGTTTCTTCATTAGCCATAATTATGGTCTCCTATAACTTTATTTATATAAGTATCAATTAAACTACTATAATTTTATATTTTCTTCCTGATGAATCAGAACCACTTAACTCGTTCATCTTAGCAGTTGCTGGTGCCTCTGTTGTATATTCCCAAACTTGTTCTCCACTACCACTTAATTTGGCAATCCAAACGTCTCTTTGTGCCCAATGTGGGTCTGAACTTGAACTTGGTGCTGGATGAAGTTGTTTTACTATTCTGTACATTATGGTTCCTTGTTTGTATATAAATATTATTAAATATACATTTCTTTTAAATGATTCACCCTTAATTCTGGTAAAATAGTAGGTTTAATACCACATTTTTCCCAAACATCAAGACAAAAG